AGTACTTCCTCGACGATGGTGTGTGTCAGGCCGCTGTCAGGTGTTTCGGGTTCGCCCCATTTCCATGTGTCGGCAAGGCCGTGCCAGTTGCCCATCCCCGACAGTGGGTGTCCCTCGATGAGGACCACCCTGTCCGTGCCTGTTATTTCATGTGCCATGTCTCAACCTCCGTGGTTGGTTCGGCTCGCTATCTGCGGACCGAGACCTCCACTGTAGGGCGTACAGCGGCGTGAACGGTGGATGTAGTTGTTCTGCCTGTTGGCGCTTCATCGGCGCCCTCCAGGGCGGTACAGTGAGGCCTCACCAATGGTTGGCCTGAACGGCCAGATAGGAGCCAGCATGGCATCGAAGATCACGCTACGGAACGGGAGGCGACCGCTGCTGTGGAACACACGGCGTGGCGCTGCTCGGGAACGAGGTCATGTCGGCACCGTTCTTGCGGAAACGGTCGGGCACCACAGGTATGTGGTGTGGACGATGGTGTCGGACTGCGGGAAGGTGTGGGACTGCCTCGGTGGTGCCTACTTTCACAGTCTCGATGAAGCAACAGACGAGTGGGCCTCAAGGGCCAGGAAGGATGGAGAAAGTGGAGCAGCCTAATAGCATTGTCGTGTCGGGGAAGTGCGGTCCGTGTGGTCGGGTCGACTCGGTGGCTATCAAGGAAACGGCGTGGAACAGGTTCGAGTTGAGGCAGGGCCTCGTTCAGAATCTGTTTCCTGCCCTGACTGATCAGGAGCGTGAACTGGTGATGCAGGCACGCAACGGTTTCGGGTATCTGTGCGAGTCGTGTTGGGCGAAGGTGTTCGCCGACGAGGCTACCCGTGAACTGGATGCGACCCACAAGCCGACGAGGTTAGTGGACATGCCAGAGTTGAACGGCGAGGAGGAGGTGTCGGCATGAGGAATCCAGAGATGGCGTGTGACGACTGTGGCGACGAGGTCGCCGTCGGTGAAGGCGTGAAGATAGACGATGACCGCGTGTGTTCTGGATGCGCGGAACAGATGATGGACCTACCTGAGGGCTGGATGTGCGGGTTCATCAAATACAACCGCGACCTTGGTTTGCCCCGCGATGCCGATGTCGCGATACGCAGCGAGGGGGTGACGGTATGAGCGGCGAGTTTCTCACTATCGAGGATCGGTCTGCTCTGGTTGGCCGCGACCTGTTGATTCTCATCGAGGCTGTCGTCGAACACCGCCTCGACGTTCTAACCGATTCGGATTGGTTCGCTGAGGTTGTTGCCAACCTGCGGCGCCAAGAGGAAAGGCCAGGACCGTGGCCCGTTTGAAGCATGGGACACGCCAGATGTACGAGCATCACTCCTGTCGTTGCGAGACATGCAAGCGAGCGCATCGGCGCCGCCTCGACGAGGCCCGCAGGGTTCGGCAGCGGTCGAAACTATCGGATGGGAAGACTCGATCTGGTCGGGTGCAGACGGCTGCGTGGATGCCTGACGGGACGATGACGAGGGAGCAGTACCTGCGGCAGCGGGAGGCGGAGCCTCCCCGTCGTGCTGCGCTTCGCCGCCGCTGGTATATCCCAACCATTTAGACAGGGACGGTGGTGGGCGTACAGTCCGCTGCCGCCCTGCGTGCGAGGCCCCGCCGCCTAGGTAACGGGGCGATTCGGTGTCTCAAAGTGGGACACTTGGAGGTTACGGCAGGGGCTACGTTTGCTTCGGTGAAGGCAGTCTCCGCCCAGAGGTCCGTGTTGCGGGCCAGGAAGGACGAGAATATGCACATTCCAGAGGCGCCACACGGCGAGGACATCACTGACGGGGTACGCCCGTTGGAGGCCGCAAAGGACATAGATATTATCCCTGATCCGCTTCTATTCGGTGAAAAGATGCGGCTACTGCTCGAACAATACGGCGAAAACCATGCGGAGGTTCTTCGTTGTTCAGCGGATATTGCCCGCAACCTTGAGCGTTTGAAAATGGTGTCTGCTTTCGTGAGAAGGCAGGCGATGCTCGACGCCCAAAATGAACTAGGTAACGGGGCCGCTGTCGGTCGCCTCGCTGGGGTCGGCAGGGTCAGGTCGCATCAACTGATCAACCGTGCTACCGACGAGCGGATGCACAGGGTCACGTTGGAGGATGTCGTCGGTTACGCCGAGGAAAACCTGTACGTCTAGTTACGTAGGGAGACCCCCCTAAAGGGGGTCTCCCGTTACCGAGTTACCGTTACCAATGGGGGGTCCCCGCTGTATGCTTACCAAGGTCCACGTTCCCGCCTCCGCCGCGTGCTAGGGTTTCTGCCGTGATCGAGATTCCACTCCGCCAGTCGTGGCTGAACACGTTCGACCGCTGCCCCGAGCAGGCCCGCCAGGAACGCCTGGGGTTGGTGACGGCGTTGCCGAACAGCGACATGCTGCGAGGTAATCTGGTGCATGCCGCTATCGAACACTGCGGCAACATGATGATGGAATACGGGGCGATTCGGTGTCTTGAAGCCGCTCCTACTCTGGATGAATGCATGGAATACATGGATTCGGTAACGGCGCAACTTTCTTCCGAGGTTGTTGAGTGGCGGGAAGATTACGAAAAGGTTATAGATCGTGCCCGCGTCAATCTGACTGGTTGGTATAACGACTATCTTCCGAAGTTGGGTATCCCCACTGGTGTGGAGCAGGAGTTTCGTATTACGCTTGATGAGCGTGATGGTGTGCGTTTGGTGTTGACGGGCACCGCCGACTGGGTGGAACCCAATCGGATAACAGATTGGAAGAACCCTGGCCGCGAGTATGTGCAGTGGGAGAAGCGGCGCTGGGACCTGCAGTCCACCGTCTACTGTCACGCTTTGGGTATCCCCTCGTTCGCTCTGGTGGCGATTGTCAACGGTGTCGTACAGGAAACGTTGATCGAGCGCCCAGCGGGCTACGGGGAGGCCCTCAAGGATCTTTGCTGGTCCGCTGCGGGGCTGATACAGTCTGATCTCAAGGTCTGGCCGATGCGATGGTCGGGATGGCACTGCTCACCAAAGTGGTGTCCCGTCTGGCAGGCTGGAGAATGCCGAGGGAAACACCTTGGCTCTAACCCGTGGTAGGAGAACAACCATGACAGATACAGGAACGACCGTAACGGTCGGGTTTACCCAGAAGGTGTCGGAGGCACCGTACGAGACTGCTGATTACCATTTCAGCATCACTCGCACGTACCCTGATTCCTTTGACGACGCCGCCATCAAGACGGAGGTGGAAGCCATGTGGCATGACGCCAAGATGGAGGTGCTGCGACAGGCAGGCCAGGAGTTCAGCGTGGGGGAGGATGAACGTGTTATGCGTCTTCTCAAAAGCGGCGTGGCCCGACCTGACACAGATCGAAGCGCCGCCGCCCCGCCGCCCGCTCCGAGTGGCGGTCCGACAGCAGCGTCGGCCCAGGCGCCTCCCGTTGCCCCAGCCGCTGCCCCCGTTCTGGCAGTAGGTGGGGGCGGCAAGGTGTACCCCCGTGTCGACTTCTGTGTCGGCAAGGCGGCTGCTGAGAAGCAGGCAGCGTGGAACCTGCTGGCATTTCAACCCAACGAGTGGTCTGACGGACAGGGCGGTGCCACCGTCGTGTACGAAGTCAAAGAACATGCCGACGGCACCACCGACACGGCGAAGAGCGGGAAGAACTTCCCGAACTTCTCTGTTCGGAAGGAAGCGTTGCAGCACATCGGTGTGCAGGTCAGCAACAACGTTGGCTTGTGGGTCAACGACGGCGACTCGAACGTGCCGTTGAAGGTGTGGGATCAGGCCAACGGCAAGACCCAGGCTGACGCTGAGGACTTCCAGTGGGAGTCCCGCCGAGAGGCCCTCCAGGCTTACGCCTACGGGCGGTGACGGCTACCCCCGTCGCTCTTAGTGAGGCGGAGATTGATGCCCGTTTGGAAGGTGTCAATCTCCGCCCCACGGGTGCCGACTACAGGTTCTTCCGCCCCACCCACAAGGCCGTCGACAGGTGGATCGAGTACGCCGCAGGCAGCCACGACAGGTTCTTCTTGGGTCTCGCAGAGATCGACCAACGGATGCGAGGCGTGTGGCCCTCCGATGTTCTCGTCGTCACAGGACGGGCACACAGCGGCAAGTCCGCA